GGACGCCTCAAGCTTGGTGGTTCTAGCTAAACTCATAAGTCAGTGTGTAAAAAGTTTTATAAAATTCCTCGCAGACGGAGGTTGATGAGAACAGGAAAAGGAAACGACACCTAAAAAACCTGTTCGAAGTCAACCCCCGCCTAGCGAGAAAAATTAATAGTAATAAACCGTCAGTCCACTACTTCTGTAACTCGATGCAGCATTCGGGACGGAGAATTCCGTGACCCATTGCGTACTTCGCTACGAAGAGCGTGCCTTGACGTTCGATCTGATACTCGGACTCAGTGGCGAGATCGAGTAGTTTGACCGTACCTACGGCGCTCGGATGAGAGACGATTCCGATAGTTTCACGGAAGTCGCCGTTGTATCCTGAGCCGCCCCCGCCGAACACGTCGTTGGAAGCCGCTCCGTCACCGGTAGCGACGGCAGAGAGGTTCGTAGACGGAATGTGCGTGGACTTGTAGATGTCGATGCCAGCCACTTGAGCGATGCTGCCCGAAGCGAGTGAACCCGAACCCCCGACGTCCTTGTTGGAAGCGGAAGTACTGATTACCAACGCTCCACTACCACCCGTGATGAGCTTGTAGTATTCCTCAGGACGAAGAACGCAGAAGCGTCCGTCGGCGGGAACGTCGTTGTTGTCGAGGCCCGCTGCTGCTGTGAACAACGCTGCGACGAGTTCCGCTCCCGTGGGAGAGGTGCTGTCCGTGTCGTCGTTGCTGTCGGCGGGTGTACCAAGCAAGTTGGCTGATACGTCGAGTATTCCGCCGTCCTTAGCACCCGTGAGAGTGGATGCGGAACGAGCGCCGGCAATGAACACTTTGGCAATCGCGCTGTCGAAACGAAGAGCGAGGGCGCGGCCAAGCTCGGTCGAGTAGACTGAACGAATGTCGTAGTGGTTCTTTATGTCGTCGATGCTTGCCAAGAACGAGGAAGCGAGAAGTACGTCGTCAATCGTGATGATCACTTCGTTCTTCTTCGGGTCACTCAGATATTTCGGTCCGGCTTCTTCGTTGATGTTTTCACCAGGAGTGTGGTACTCGGCGGTTGCGATGCCCGTGACGGGAAACGAAGCGCTTTTACCACTATCGATGGTACGCACCGTGTGTAGTCCCTTGAAGATGTTGTTCTCTTCGAAGGTAGTTAATATTTCGCCGGCAAATTTCTTCAGGAAGAGAGCGTTAGCGTCTCCCGCTGAATTAACCTGACCAACGCGTGATGGGAATGTAATGCCTTCTCCGGCCATGATAGATCCTTATGGTTAAGGTGTTATAGATTTAGGTTGTTAGACCGCTTCTCAAGCGTTCCACGGGTGTTCTCGTCGGTTGTCTAGCGCACTAGGCCGTCGGACTGATTCCGTTTCTTCACTTAATAAAGTGGAAAGTGGTTTATTCGGTCGGGTCGTTCCCCATAGGGAGAGCGTACCAACCTTCGGGAAGAGTCACCTTGTTCCTACTTCTCTCCCATCCGCCCTCAGGCGTGGGGAAGTAGACGTGACCCTCCACGTCGTCGCCCAATCGAACGACGTCGTGACTGTCGAGAGCGCCGTCAACGAAGACGACTCTAGCGCTTTTGCACCCGCTTGCGAATATCAGACCGCAAACGCTCGCGAATATGAGAAGGTATTTCATGCGCATCCTTAGCTACTACTTTTTTGTCGAGTTCGGCGCGGAACAGTCCCGTGATCCAATTAAGGAGCGCTTTGACTATTCCGCCCCACATCTTATTTGTCCTTGGCTTTGCCGACGTTTATAGCCAGCAAATCAAGAAGCTTGTACAGCTTCTTCACGATGCCGTCGTCTTTGGGAGTAGGGGTAAGGGCTGCTACCGCCGCCGCTGTGGCTATGACGCCCGTAAGCACGGCTAAGATGGCTTCCCAGTTTTCTTGTACGTATTGCATAATGATAGGTTCCTTAGATGTTACTGACCGCCAAGCGACGGTCGATCATGTTGTGATAAGCTTTGTCTCCGTCCTTGTAGCGAGGATCCTGCATGGCGCGGGTAACCTCCTGCATGGATTGAAACGGCAAGGAACCCGAACCCGTGGTGTCTCCCTTCAGGAGTTGCTTCGGTCCCGTTCCTCCTACCTCCGCCCGATAACGAGCGTGCAGACCCTTCACCGCGAACTTCGCTTGGTCCACCGTTCCCGTGGTGACCGCCTCGTTGAAAGCGTTCATCTCTTCGTCGGTCAAGGTGGTTCCCGCCCATTCCGTCATGGCGTCGTAGTTGCCGTCGGCTTCGCCTTTGATGACGTTCGATTGGTTCTCTTGAAGAGCCGCCTGTCCGGCAGCGAAAGAGTCCACCAGTTCCTTGGATAACCCAAGTTTGGAAAGTGATTCGTAGGTGTTGTTCGCAAGTTCCCCCTTCTCGAAGAACTCCTTGGACGCTTCCGTCACGATACCCGTTGCTTCCGTGGATTCAACCACCGACTCAGGTGTCTCGCTCTCCTCGGTGTTTCCCATCTTCTTTTCAAGCTCGGAGTAGGCGTTCGCCATGTCCTCCGCGCTCTTGAACTTTTCAGGAAGCCACTCAGGACGCTCCTGCTCCCCTTCTGTATTCTCAGGAGCTGGGTCGTGCGCCTCCGAATCCAGCACAGGAGCGTCCTGGGTAGCTTCTTCGGGTTCTATTTCACTCGGAGCTTTTTCGTTTATTTCAACTCGATGTAATTCTGCCATGTCGTTTGGTTCCCTTTGAGGTTTCGTTTATTGTTCGGGAGGCGCTTCTTCAGCCGCCGCCTGTTGTTGCTGTTGAGAAATAGCGTTGATGGCTGGACCCATTGCCGGCGCTCCCAACTTCTCCGCCATCTGTTGCATCTGCATTTGCTGAGTGGCTTGTTGAACTTCTTCCTCGGTCTTTATCAAACCTTCGGTCTCGATTCCCAAAGCCGTGGCGCGTCTCTTGAAGTAATCTCCTACGTTGACGTATTGGGCGACCGCTTCGGGACCAACCACTTGGTTCGCTCCCGCAAGGAACATGTCCAAGCGATTCAAGTCGTTTCCACGACCTAACGCCTCGACGCCCGTGATCACCGTCGGCTTGACGATGTCCTTGGGTATCTTCGGAAGACCGCCCTTCTTGGACATCCTCGACATGAGGCGTTCCACCAAAGGCAGTTGAAGCTCTTGAGATAAAATCGAATACAGGCCACCCAATGCCGCCTCAAGTTCCTGAGACAACATGCGTATCTCCTCGGCGGTCACTCTCTCGGCGTTGCGGACAACGTCGCTGTTCAATAGAAAAGCGTAACTCAAGCGTTCCTGAATGCCAGCCATCGTGGACTGCGCTACCCTGAAGTCATTGAACTTCTGTAGCTGGAGAACGCTGACGTCTCCGTCGCTACCTTGAACAATCGCCCCGTTCGGAGCTTCGGACAAGGTGCGCGCGCGAGTAGTTCCATTCGGGTTGACCATGAACACTACCTTGGCTGCCGCCGCCGATCCCTCGACGATGGCCTTCGTCAACGCTTCCAAGGACTTCAGGTCTCCCATGTACTCCTCGACGAAGCCTCGACCGTAGGACTCACCGTCTATGCGAGTGTGCCTCAACGGCATCCAAGGAGACTTGTCCAACGGATACTCGCCGTAGCTTTCCTCGATGTTCATTCCCTTGACGTCTTGGTAGACGATGAACTTGTCGTCCCTCCGGCAAACCGCCGTATATAAATCGCAAGTGTCTTCCTTGCTGTCCTTGTAAACTTCGTTCCTGACGCTTTCGGGAAGCATCATGGGAGCGACCGTCTCCTTCGTCGCTATGTGCGTGACGGTCCCCATAGGGTCGCGCTTCACTACGTAGCGGTCAGGACGGAACACTCTCATGCCTCCTTCGTCAGGGAGGTACAACAAGACGTTGCCGCTGATTAACAACTGACGCAACGCCTCGAAGATACCAACACGAAAAGCTTCTACTTCAACTTCCTGGGACACCGCTCTCTCCACTTCGGACAAGGCGGACTCCAGTTCAGTTCGAAAATCATCTCCCATGCCTTCCTTCTGTAATTCGTAACGGTCGATGACCAAACGAAAGAAAGGAGCGTTGGGAGGCAACAGAGCGAGAAGCAGTTTGGAGGACAGATTATTAACGCCTCTCGCCCCGATGCCTTGGTAAGGTGTGTAGTACTTGGTGGAATGGGTGCTTCCGTCGGGAGGCAATACGTACGGAATAGTAAGTTCCGCCGCTTGTCTGCCTCGGTCGAGGAAAGACCACCTCTGATTCTCTAGCTGAGTGTAGAGATTCTGAGCGGTTTCAAATTCTTGGTCGTTCATTATTCTTTAGGTTCATTTGGGATTACCTATTTTCTGTTAGAAACTCATTCGAGTGGTAACTCTACCCATTTCTGTTCCTCCTCGTCCCAAGTATAAGGTTTTCCGTCATTGGGATATGTAGTGGGTGCTTCCCAAACGTAGTTATCGTCAAGTGACCACGAAGGAAAAGGACGGGGTGCGTAAAATGCTTTGTTTGAACTGTCCCAAGTGAATCCAATCCCTGCGTAATTGTATCTGTGCTGACCGTTTGTGTAGGTTTTGACCCAGTTCCTGTCCTCCCCGAGCAACGCTTTCAGAAAGGCGATTCCATCGGCTTCCCTTGAACCGTTTTCGTCCGAAACGACCACCACCTCAATCACGATGGATTCATCATTTATTTCTGCATAATAAGTAGCCATTAGGAAGTCCTGTATCTGATAACCACTATTCCCGATCCGCCTGCGCCTGCGGCTTTGGCCGATGAGTAACCAGCGCCGCCTCCACCGCCTGAATTTGTTGTTCCGGCATCTGCAACTGTGCCATAATACGCCGCGCCAACGCCACCACCACCTGTCCCGCCAGCGCCTGGGTTGTGCTGTCCTGCGCCGCCTCCGCCTCCTGCATAAGTTATGGCTGAACCAGTTCGCAAAGAGTTATCTGCTCCAGCGCCTCCGACACCTCCTGTCGTTGTTGGTGCATCGCCTGTTCCGGGCTGTGTTCCACCAACCGCACCTGCGCCTCCTCCGCCTCCGCCTGCGGTTCCCCCAGTTGCTCTTGAAAGACCGCCGTCATTGCCTTGCGACGGAGTAGTAGATGGCGTGTTCCCGCTACCTATAGCTCCAGTAGTCCATCCAGACGGATTAACTCCAGCTCCGCCACCACTTCCGCCATCCAAGCCGTCTTGGGTCGCAGTGGAAATACCTCCACCTCCACCTCCACCTGTCGAAGTGGTGGAGAATCCTAAAGAATTTGAACCCGACGTCCCCGCAGCAGCCCCTCCGAACGCCGCCGCTGGTCCGCCTCCTCCAACGGTCATTTCGTAAGTAGTGGCTGTGACGCTTTGGGCTGATAAAGTGCGAAGACCTCCGCCTCCGCCTCCTCCCCACGTTCCTCCGCCGCCGCCTCCTGCTACGATCAATACGTCGACCTCTCCCTCGCTTCCCGCATCACTGACGATGAAGTCGGCTGTCGCTAAAAAAGTGTGTTCCTTGTAAGAAACCCCGTCCACGGTGTAGGCCACTCCTGCATCTGTGTCAGGTCCCGTTGCGGAGATTGGAGTAAAAGCTTC